CAGAAGGTGGCAGAATACTTTACAGGGGAGTAGCCCCACAAGACCGCTGGGATCAGATTGAGTTTGCCTTCACCTCCGGTGGAGTCAATTACTTCAAGTTTGTAGCAGAAGTGAATGTGCCATTCCAGAGGGCAGTTGCTGCCCGGGATATATTCACTGAGGAACTTTGGCAGATTAACCCAGACTTCCTAAGAGGCTGGAACAATGGCCTCATCAATCTGCTCATGGACAAGAAAAAGAAGGATGACAAGAAGCTCTATGAGATTGGCATCATGGCCTCAAGACTAAAGGAGCAGATGGAAATGAGTGTTAGCCTGCTCCGGCAGCTGAAGCTGGCAACTGTTGTCTACTTTGATGAGCATGAGAATCCATTGGATTATCAGTACCCATACAACAAGCAGAAGCTAAACCATTGGATGGAGCATAACGATGTTCAAGGTTTTTTTTTGAATCTGCCGGAGTACGCCTATCTGCCCTCTTTGACCGAATACAGCACGAATTTCCCGACCTATTTGCAGGCCGAAACTCTGCAAAGCCTAAACAACCTGAAGCACATTATTGGACTTCAATTGTCAGACAGCACCGACTCAGATTTGATGAGCAGTTTAGAGTTGCAAATGGAGATGCTCAAAGACTTAAATTCCTGGTCGAAAGGCCAATCTATGAATATTATTTGATTGTCAGCAGCTATATTGCTGCGCAAAAGAGTAAAAAGGGTAAGATTTCAGGGTGATTTGTTGTTTTTCAGAGTTAAAGGCCATCGGATTCCGGTGGCTTTTTTAATTGCTATCTTTGGGGCAAATAGAAGGCTATGGCAATATCCAGCAATGAAATCAAAATCAAGTATGTCATTGATGACAGTGACTTACGGAAGGCTCAACAAGGCTTTGATAAGCTGACAGCTGAAGAGCAGGATGCAATCAATCAGCTCAAAAAGTTCAACTCAGAGCTTGACAAGACAGGAAGCACAGCCTCTGACACTGGTAACAAGCTATCAGGAGCATTTGATAAAGCACAAGGAGGCCTTCAGGGATTTATAAATAAACTTGGGCCAGTCGGCACATTGGTGGCAGGAGCATTCACAGTAACTGCTGTGCTGAGCTTTGCCAAGGCAGTCTTTGATGTGACTTCCAACTTTGAGAAGATGGGAGCAGTGCTGAAAAACACTTTAGGCAGTGGAGCAGCAGCCTCATTAGCTCTGGAAAAAATTAAGGAATTTGCCAAAACCACACCATTTTCAGTTCAAGAATTAACAGCATCTTTTGTTAAGCTCTCAAATCAAGGATTCAGGCCAACGATTGATCAGATGCGGAGGTTAGGTGACCTTGCCTCAAGCACTGGTAAAACCTTTGACCAATTGACTGAAGCAATCATTGATGCTCAAGTTGGTGAATTTGAAAGGCTCAAGGAGTTTGGTATTAGAGCGCAGAAAGCAGGAGACCAGGTTACTTTCACATTCAAGGGTGTTCAGACTCAGACAAAGTTTAGCAATGATGCCATCCGTGAATACATCACTTCACTTGGTGATTTTGAAGGAGTAGCTGGCTCAGCTGCTGCTGTATCTGCCACACTTGGAGGCAAGGTCAACAATCTTGGTGATGCCTGGGATAACTTCCTAAACAAGATAGGAACACTATTAAAGCCAATCCTAACAGAAGCACTTAACATCACTGCTGAATTCATGGATAGCATCAATTCTATTTTCGGTCAGGCAAAAACTGATGCTGAAAGATATAGTAGTATTGAATTATTGGCATTTCAGGCTGCTCAAAATCAAATGACAAAAAAGACAGATGACCAGTTGGATGAATTTGTCAAGTCTCAGAAAGCAGCATTAGCAGAATCAGCCAAGGACTTAAAAAATTATCAGGATCAACAGAAGAATCAAGATTTCCTGACCAAAAATCTGGCTGCAATGGGGATTGGTCTTGAGTCAAATGTTAAACTATCAAAAAACATCAATGACATTTCTGTTGACATTGCCAACACTAAGGGCAAAATAGCAGCAGCGGAGGAGCAGATTAAACTAAGGGCAGATGGAGTAGCCAAGACCGAGAAAGTAAAGGCAGAATACTTAGCTGCTCAGCAAAAGGATAAGGAGACCCAAGCAAAAGAGGATAAGAAAAGCTATGAGTTACGATTGAAGCAACTTGAACTTGAAAAGCAAATTATGACTCTTCAGGCTCAGTTAAGGGGCAGCAAGTTGGGTGAACTTGGAGCAGAAAAGAACTTTGCAGAAGGTGTTTTTAGGCTTAAAAAAGAATATCAGAATAAAAACATAGGCATTTCAAAAGAAGAGGTAAAAGTTGCTGAGCTTACTGCACAGCAAAAGGCAAAAATTTATGAAGAAGAAGCTGACCAACAAATTATAGCATACAGAAGATATACTACAACTACTGAAGAAGATGAAAAAAAGCTCTATGAAAATAGGCTGGCCCAGATGAAGCAATGGCAAAAGGCTTATGAAGCTGGACTTGCGGAAGAAGTACGAAAAAAGAAAGAGGCAGAGGAACAAAAGCAGGCTATTACTCAACAATCATTTGAATTAGGTCAAACCTTAGTAGATGGGGCTTTCAATCTATACCAGGCTGGTCTTGACAAAGAAATTACTGCGCTAAACAGGAGATCAGAAGAAGAGATCAGGCTGGCAGATGGCAATCAGCAGAAGATTGATGAAATCAATCAAAGAAAAGAGCAGAAAGAACGAGAGTTAAAGCTAAAGGCATTCAAGGCAGAACAGGCTGCTGCTGTTGCCAGAGTAATATTTGAAACTGCCTCCATTGTGGCTAAGTGGTCAAGCAGTCCTGTGACATTACCACTTGCTGCACTTACCTTATTTAATCAAGCTGCTCAGATTGGCTTTATTCTTGCTCAACCTGTGCCTGAGTTTGCTGAAGGTACTAAAGGAAAGCCATTTGAAGGAGGTAAGGCAATTGTTGGTGAGCGAGGAGTTGAAAAGGTTGTGACTCAGTCAGGCAAGGTCTACTTCACTCCACCAACTGCCACTCTGGTTGATCTGCCAAAAGGCTCTCAGGTAATTCCTAACCATGCACTTAGCAAGCAGGAGTTATTCCTGGCAAGCCACTATGCCAATAGAAGCAGCTCAGTCTCTTCTCCGGTGGTAGGCAAACTGGATGAACTAAGTGGCATCCTGAAGTCATTACCCATCACTCAGCTCAACATGGATGAGCGAGGCTTTGAGAAATTCATTAGGACACCAAGGCGCACAACTAAGATTCTGAATAATAGGTTTAGGAATGCATCATGAACTATTGGTTTAGATTATTAGTAAAGAGCCTCTGCATTGCAGGGGCTTTTTCTTTTTACCTTTGCACTCATGGCAGGCTGGAGATTTTATCTAAATAATACTGAGGTTGAAGAACCTATTGGCTGGGATGCAATTGAATTCACAGCCTTACGCATGGAGAGTCATGGCATTGACCAGCCATTCAGCACTGAGGTCAAGTTCTATGGCAAAGGGGCAAAGCTAATAAAGGCACTTTATGACCAGTTCTTCATCAATGCCGAGATAAGCATCACCATCACCTCTGATGTCAATTACAATGGGCAGCCATTTGAGTTTGAAGGCATGCTCAATTTGGCAATCTACCAGGAGCATAATGTCTGCGACACTGATAGCTGGGAGATAACAGTAGGCATTATTGATGACAACTTCAGGGAGCAGTTCAAGGCTCGGCAGGATGTGGAGATTGACTTGACCAACACTACTGACCTCAATGGTGACACTATTTCCGCACTTAGTCAGAAGCAGATCAGACTGCACAGGCAGGACTTGTACTTACAAGCCAATGGTAAAAGTTTTAGTGATAGAGTAGTTGCACTAAATTGGTATGATGCTGCCATCATTCCAGTTTATTGGCAACAAAATGACTTTAAGGACAACTATGGACTTGCAGTCAATACCACTCAATCAACTATCAACTGGAATGCTGGACAATATGGAGACAGTCCTATTTTCCAAAATAACAGTAGCTATACAAGAACATTTGATGCTACCTATGACATAAGTGTAACCATTACAAACAATAACACCTTTAATTTCATTAATGTATATGTCTATTTTGGGGTTATTAATGGTAATATATTTGTTCCTCCAGCTTACTACTTACTTAATACTACACTTGGAGCAGGAGCAACACAGACATGGAATTTAGCTGGAACAATAACAGGCATATCAGTCGCATCTGGCTATAAGGTTCAGTATGCAATTGAGGCTGGTTATACTGGCAATCCTAACACAGCAGATGTTACCATAACCGAAAATGCAACACTCAATTGGACTGAAATCAACTCCGGTGAGTATGCATCAACATGCAACTGCCTGACAATTGAGCAATGGCTGAAGAGATGCATCTACCTGATGACAGGAAGCAACAATAAGCTGCTCTCTGATGCCTTTAGTGAGGTTGATGATGGCTGCTACTGGAATAATGCTCTGACCAATGGCCTCCGAATAAGGCAGGCAGATGGACAGGATAACTTAGGCGCACTAAAGACAACATGGAAGCAGACATTTGAAGACCTTGACAAGATATTTTGCCTTGGCTGGGCCTTTGAATGGACTGGGACTGAGTGGAAAATCAGAGTAGAGCCAAGGGAGTACTTCTACCAGAACAGCATCAGTCAGGTCTTTGCCAATGTCGGAGAGGTTGACCAGATGGCAAAGGTTGACATCCTCAAGAATAACATCACTCTTGGTTTTACCGACAAGTGGAAGAACATCCAGCTGAGCGGTGTCTTTGCCATCCACACTGACCGAAACTACTTCACCAATAACCGCGCAATGAATGAAAATAGTTCGGCAAAATTGGACATGAGATCAGGCATAATTGCTGAAGGCTATGCCATTGAGTTCAGCAGAAGACTCTCCGGCATCACCTTTGGAGGTGCTACCTCTGACAGGCCCAATGATTATGAGACATTCATCATCTGGCTGAATAGACAAGAGGTTACATTGGAGACAATAGAAGGCACTTGCTTTAACTTACCACAAGAGACAGGAACAGTTACATTCCTGCCCGGGCAAATAAGCATGCCATCCAGCTTCATTGCCTTTAGCTCATCACCTTTGCAGAACTTGTACAACATCTGGCACACTCCGGCAAGAGTTGGCATGAGATGGTGGAAGGTGCTTGGCATGCACACCTATGGCCTGACCAGTCCAATACTTCAATATCAGGTCGGGCAATATCAGACAGGCTATTATAGCCAGATTGATGATGCAACAGAGCCATGCCAGCAGTACCTCATAGACACTCCACTTTACGAGAATGTCAGCCTAAGTCAGGGAGTGCTGAGACCAGGAGAGAAGGAGTACCTCTTTAGGCCCATAGGCATTGAATTCAGCTATCCACAAAGTCTCTGCGATTTCTTAACTTTGAGCCAAGATGAGCAGTATCGGAAAGTAAGGCTCACCTCTGGCAGTTTAGATTTGCAAGGGTTCATTCAGGAGGCCACAAATCAGCCTGAGGATGCTTCCGGTGGTACAACTAAGTTCACTCTGTTAATGTCCAATCAAGTGACACCAGAGGCAGGAGAATTCAACGAGGACTTCAACTCAGATTATAATAATGGCTAATTTAACAAGGGCAGGATTGGGTACGGTAAGGGATGCCAACTTCCCTACCAATAACAATAATGAGATTACTGCATCAGACCTTCGTGATTGGCTTACAGATGGCATTGACTCCTTTCTGACTCAGAAGGACAAGAATGTCATGGAGGAAGTCATCTGGGAGGCTAAGAGTAATAACCTGACTGCCGGAGCAACTACTGACTTGAGTTTAGCCAATGGCAATTTTGTCCACATAACAGGCACAACCACAACCATCAATTCCTTTGGCATTTGTGATGCCGGGTCAAGGTTCATTCTTGTGTTTAAAGGGGTTTACACACTTGACTATGATGCGACTCAACTGATTCTTCCTGGTACTGCTAACATCACTACTGCCAACAATGATTGCTGCATGATAGTGAGTGAGGGTAGTGGCAACTGGAGAGTAGTTGGATACTTCCCAATTGCAGGAGGTGGAGGTGGAGGTACAGTTACTTCAGTAACTGCCACTGCTCCTTTATCATCAACAGGAGGTTCTGCACCAGATATAAGCATCCCACAGGCCAATGGCTCAACTGATGGCTTCTTGGATAGTGCAGATTGGACAACATTCAATGGCAAGCAGGATGCATTGAGTGCCGGAACAGGCATAAGCATAGTAACCAATACAGTTACCAATACTGCACCTGACCAGATAGTAGGCTTAACTGCCGGAACAGGGATTGGAGTTACTGGTACTTACCCTAACTTCACAATAAGTAATACATCCCCATCATCTG